CGGGTTGCCGCCCGAGTCCTCGGTGCAGCACGTCACCGCGCGCTGAAGCAGGACGTTCCCGGCGCGGTCGTAGGTGACGGTGGCGATACCGTCGCCGAGCAGGCTGTCACGGTCGGCGTAATCGTCACGATCAGCCAGCGCCGGGGCGCGCGGGGTGAAGTAACCCGTCGCGTCGCCCATGATCTGCAACCCCTGCACGGGCAGGGTCGGGTTGACGTCGAAGCTCTTGATGCTCTGTCCAGCGAACGCAGCCGCCATCTCCCACGGGCAGACAGGCGACAACGGAGCGGAGGTGCCAGTCGCGCCCTCGGTGCCCACGATAGTCGTGTGCTGGTCCTTGGCACGCTGCCCGCCGATGGTCTGCCGCTCGGCGACGGTGCCGGTCGTGCCAGACCAGCAGTGCCCGAACAGCTGCCGGGAGTAGTTCCACGTCCCACTCGCGTCGGACAGATACGCCGTAAACAGGTCTTGCGTCGTGTCGTCCGCCCACGGAACGATGATGCCGCGGAAGGTGTCCGACGGGATGTTGGCGATGGCCGTCGTCAGCGTCGGGGCGCCGGTCCCGGCCTGGGTGATGCCCATCTCGCCTGTCACGGTCCACGTCAGGCCGGGGGGCAGAGTCTGCCCGCTCTCCTGGCCCTTCGGGTTGATCTTCACCGCTATCTGGTTGCCAAGGTAGCCATTCGCCTTCGCCTCTAGGATGACCGTAGCGCCGCCAAACGGGTTCTGCCGCTTGACGGGCAGGTGGCTGGTGTCGGGCAGGTACGAGGCATTGATCAGCTTGCCTCCAACCGTCGCAGCCGTTTCGCCGCTCACCACAGGGACGGGCACGTACTGCCCGCCGATTTCCAGGTGGAGCGTGCCGCTCGCGGTCGCAGCCCCGCCGATCGTGAAGGTGCCCTGCGCCTTCGCGCCAGCGCCAGGCTCTGCAACGCCAATGCAGTAGACAGAGCCCGTGGGGTACTGCGCGAGATACGCTAGCACCATGCGGCTGATGATCGAGCCGACGCCGTACGCCGCTATGGCCTGCGCGTAGCTGTCGATGCGGTAGGGCGCGTTGGCGAGGTAGCCGCTGCCGAGGATCAGGTACTCTCCCATGATGAGCACGGGATACGTCGCCGTGGCACTCGACGCCTGGCTGCCGTCGACCTCAAAGTAGAAGAACGGCTGCAACGTGTTGGTCGGAATCTGGGCGAAGGGCACGGTGGTCATTGGCTATCCCTCCTGGGTGTCGCCCGCGTCGGGCGGTAGAATCACGATGTCGCCAGCGTTCAGCCTCCGCAGCCACCACGCCGACCAGGAAACGTCTGCGCCCTCGTCGGGGATGCGCGGCGCCCGGCCAATCCATGCCCCATCGGGGGCGTGGCGCACAAGCAGCCCAGCACGTGCCGGCGCGATGCGCACCCGCGGCCCCCAATGCGTCGGCGGCTCAGGCGCGATCTGCTTGATCTCACGGGTCAAGGTCTACCTCCGCTTCGGCGTCCGCCCCGTCGGGGTCCGCCGCATCAACGGTGATATGCACCAATTCTGCGGTCTCGTCCGTCTCCGGCTCGGAGTAGTAGCCCTCGTGGTGGAGATCCACGTCAACGGCCACGATCACGCGGCGGTATTCCTCTTCTTTTCCAGCCGTTACGCTCGTGCGCATGTTGCCGATGCGTTCAAATGTCGCACGCATCGTTGCGTCGCCAGTGATGCGCGCCTTCACCGCGTTCTCGATGGCGTCCGCGGTGGTTGCCCATCCTGCGTCGGTAGTCGCTAGAACGTGAATCGCGCACGTCACCGCATCAGTCGCTCGATACCGAATCCGGTTGTTCTGGATGCTGATCGAGTCGTCAGAACGAGATAGCACGTACACTGCGACCGCTGGCAACTGGTCATCCTGCAACCGAAGCGTGCGGTTAGCCGTGGCAGTAGCCCCGTTCGGGAGCGCCGTAGTGGTCAGGGCCGCTACAACTGCGGTTGCGACCTGCTGACGGGTCAGCATCGTCCCGGCCATCATACCCTCCCAAGGATCAGGAGCGGCATATCGCCGTTGTCGGTCTGCACGTCGTCAACGCGGTAGGAGCGCCCTCCAGTTGTCAGGGTGTCACCCTGCTCCGGGTAGACGCTTAGGTCGTCAGTTCTTACTTGCAGCGTCGCAACCTGTGCCGATTGGGTGGCCTCTCCAGAACCAGAGAGCTCCATCCATCGCGTGTCGAGGATGGCGGTGATCGCCTCCGCGACTCCCGTCGACAGCGGCGTGTATGAGACAGGCTGTCCCCACACGTCGCGCACAGCGGTCGAGACCGCTGCCTGAAGGGAGTCACGGAGGGTCACAGTGCCTCCAACTAGCGGACGATGAGAGCGCGGTAGAAGTTGGCCGTGAGGTTGCCGGCCGCCATCAACTGCTTGACCTTGATCGTCCCGACGTCGTCGACCAAGGCATACTCGATCTTGGTCTCATCGAGAGCGTTCGTATTTGCCATCGTCGCGATGACAAAGCCGTGGACGTATCGGATCTTATCCCCGGCGGCGGGGACGATGGTAGTCGGCCACTTGTCGCTAATGGCGATCATGACGTCGCCGCCCGTGCTATCCGCGCCAGTCCAGCCGATGTCACCCACGACTTCGTTGCCTACCGCGCTCGCAATCGTCGAATCGGAAAAGCCCATTTCATCCTCCTGCTAGGCGGTGCGCACGGCTTCGATGAACACGCGGCCACTATCTGCCGCAGCGTTCTTCCACACGTAGATCTCGCCAGCCGCGGCGATGGCGTTGGTGCCTCCGACGGTATCCAGATCTCCGGCGTAGCCCTTCTCGTTCAACACCGCGCACGGCATGGCATCGGTGATGGGATCGCCACCGCCAGCCGCGGCGGTGCGCAAGGTGATGGTCCCTCCGGCGTTGGCCACCTGGCACGCCACCCACGCATCGACGATCTCGAGGGCATACGGGGCGCCAGACCCGAACCCGAGCGTCGCGAAGACGCCGATGCCCTGATCTGCGGCGCCCGTGTTCACGGCGATGATGCTCGGCACGCCGACGCCGAGCGTGGCAATGTACCTGAGCAACGTGTCGGACTGCGCGCGGTCTGTCGTGGCGGTTCCGATGATTCCGGAAACGTCACCAACGGCGGCCATCGTCGGGACCGTCGAGAGCGCCACCGTCGAGTCCTGAAGAACCTTCGACGCGCCAGCATAGGTCGGGATCGTCCCAGCGCCGGCGGCAGCCGCGGCCTGCGTCACCACGTCGGCGGACGGCACGAGCGAATCGGCGAGCACCTTGGTCGCCCCGGCGTAGTGAGGCAGCGTGCCAGCACCAGCCGCAGCGGCAGCCTGGGTCACGAGGTCGGACGATGCCACCATGGAGTCAGCCAGCACGCGAGAGGCGCCCGCGTAGTGGGGCAGCGTGCCAGCACCAGCCGCAGCGGCAGCCTGGGTAGTACAGGTGTCGAGCTTGGCTTTGAGCGTCCCGCCAGAGGTCTCGTCTCCGATGAGCGCCGTGCCCTTGCCGGCCGCCGTCGAAGCGAGATCAGCCTTGAGGCTTCCGATGTCGCTGTCGGCCTCGACGCCGACGCCCAGGTCCACGTAGCCGTAGCTCGACGGATTGGCGGCGGCGGCGCCGGCCTGCCCGATCTGCTTCAGCGTGCCGGTCTGCACGTTGTGGCACAGGCTCGTGCCAGCGTTCCAGTAGATCGAGTCGCCCTGCGTCCACGCCTGCGCCGCGGTCTTGCCGATGTACACGCGACCTCGAACCTGCGCCGCGTATTCCGCTCCGGAGTCGCAGGACTCCAGCGGGACCACGAGCACGTTGCCCTCGAGAGCCGGGGTGCCAGCGGTGCGAGCCGAGCCCGCAACGAAAGTCAGGATGTCGGTGCTGTCATACTTGATGTTCGTCGCCATGATCGGCTCCTCCGTGTTGGCGCGTTACGGCCGCACGCCGAGGTCAACTTGACCAGTCGTGTAGCTCGCACCGTTGCTCTTGGCCGCGTATGCGGTCCCGATGCGGGTCAGGGCACCAGCGACGTTGTCGCAGGACGACGTGGCCGGGTTCCAGTAGATCGGGTCGCCGGCCGTCCACGCCTGGAGTGCCACCGCAGGCAGCGTCCAGACGCCGTCGACAGCGGCGGCGTAGGACTCGCCCGCCGATGCGGTCGACAGCGGAACAGCCAGGATCAGTGAGGTCGTGTCCCAGACGGGCGTACCGCTCGTCACACCGCCGCCCGGCGCGGTGTAGGTACGGATCGTCAGCGGGTTGATTACGCAGTTCGTCGCCATCGTATCCTCCGATCCGGTCGGGCGGGAGCCCGTCTCCGAGCCCCCGCCCTCTCGGTTACTACGCGCCGGGGTTGTAGGCCATGCCGCGCCAGTCGCCAGCCTTGGCCGCGAACACGTGGCGGCACTTGTACACGCGCGAATCGTTCAGCGGCTGCTCGACCTCTTCCACCGTCGGGCTCTCGTAGCCCTGGAGGCGGATCGCGTACACCGTCGGGGCGACCGCGGGGTCACAGACCAGGAAGTACTTCGTGCCGCTCACGAAGCCCGATCCGATGGTCGTCAGACCCATCTGGTCCGTCGTCGGGGCGTTGGTCGCCGAGGTAGGCTTGTACTGCGCGCTCATATACTGGTCCCACTTGCGAATCGTGCCCTTGGTGCCGATGAGGTAGCGCCCGCTCAGGCCGAGGGTGCCCTTGCCGGCGAGGCCCGTCTGGACCTCGATGAAGCCCTGGAGCTCGGCCACGGCCGACGGGGAGATCGCAACGGCGCCAGCGAGGTTCGCGTGGTTCGCGTGGAACAGCGCGACCGCATCGCGCATGTTCCCGTTGTCGTTCAGGATGCCGTAGACGGTCGACTCCTCGAGCCGCAGGGCAGCCTGGCGAACCAGCTGCGCGACGGACGTGAAAGCCGACAGGTCGTCGTTGACCATCATCTCCCACGACAGCGCGACGGCCTGGCCGTACTTCACGGGCGTCACCACTTCGCGGGCCTCGCTCAGGCTCTTCAGCGGGTAGGGACCGGCCTCGGGGATGGCTGCCAGGTTGTCAGCCTCGCTCAGGCCCAGCAGGCTGATCTGCTTGAAGTCCGGCGTGGTCAGGCTGCGGGTCCACGGCTCGAAGGTGCGCGGGGCTTCGAGGAAGTTCAGGCCCAGCACCTTGTTCAGCGCGTTCGCGAGCAGGTAGGGGAAGTCGCTCGAGGTATGGGTCAGGCGCTCCATCCCGCGGCCGGTCACGGCCATGCGGGCGATCTCGCGCTCGGGCAGGTGGCCGAGTTCCACGCCCTGCGTCCGGGCCAGTTCCTCGACCAGGCGGCTCAGGCGGCGGTTCTTCCACTTGCCGACCTCGCCCGCCAGGTTCGCTTCGGGCTTGTACTTCGGGTCGATGCGGCAGGCCAGGGCCTCCACCACGTGCTCGACGGCGTGGTCCGCGGGACCGGCGCCGAGGGTCACGGGATGATGGCTCGACGCGGCAGCCTTGTCCGCCTGCTCGGCGGCCAGGTTGATCAGCGCGTCTTTGCCAGCCTCGACGCCGATGCTGGAATCGTCCAGCAGGCGATCGATGGCATCGCCCTCGAGGTGCAGGCGCTTGGCGGTGGAACGCAGCGTCTCACGGCGGGCCTTCTCGGCAGTCAGGGCCTCCTCGCGAACCTTCGCGGGGTCGACCACCGGGGCGGGAGCGGCGGGGGTCCGGTTCTCGGTGCTCATGTCTTTCTCCTTCTGCGGGGCACCCGCCCCAGGTTGATCCGCCGCGAGCGTGTGTGCCGAGGCGGAAGCGCCAACTAATACCATCGCAGCGGCTAGAGGCCGCCACGAAGTCGCCGTGTGAAGGTCCATCTCTCCCTCGCGCTCCTCGACGGTGCGCTTGAGGATTTCGACGTCCATCGATACGTTGCGTAGGTCGCCTACCTGGGCGGCGTCGACTGCCATCCGCAGCGGGTTGTCGGGACTAAGCCCGGACACGTCGCGCAGCCGCACCTTGCCGGTCAGACCGTCGGCGCCCATCTTCACAGACCCGGCGACAAACGAGCCCATGAGGGCTGCGGTGTAGCTGTAGTCGACGTGGCCGTTGGTCAGCGGAGCGGTGCCGGAGTTCAGGCGCGACAGGTCAGCGGCCTTACCGTCGAGGCTGAACGCCAGCATGTAGGGGTCGACGAAGAAGCCGCTGCGCTGCACCGCCTCGCCGCCGTACACCAGCACGTCAATGGTGCGCTCGTCGGCGTTCCACGTCGCGGGCTGAAGGGTCGCCCGGTCGGAAAGGCTCAGGCGTTCGACTCGGGTTTCCAAGCGCTCGGGCATGTATCACCACGATACACGGTCGTCTGGATATACCGGTAGCCGACTTCCGGCAGACTGTCAAGATACGTTGCATGTATTCTTTCGTTACTGGCGCCGAGGCTAGTCCTGGTCGGCTGAGTCGGAGTTGTTCTCAGTGTCCCCTTAGGCGGGGTTAGCGGCAGGGTCGGGCTCTTCCTCGGGCGGCATGAAGTCGAACCGCAGGCCGAGAGCGTCAAGCGCCCGACGCTCGGCGGCGATGGTGGCGATGGTCTCGTCAAAATCCTTCCCGCGCTTGGCGTAGACCTCGTGTAGCGTAGTCAGCCCTGCGCCGAGTTCTTGCGCGTCGGCTTTCGCTTCCTTCCACGGGTCGACCTCTTCCCAGGCTGGCGCACGCCACAGCACCGGGTAGGCGCGGTCTGGCAAGACGTCAGCCGCAATCGCGGCGTCGATGAACCAGTCCCATTCGCGCTGGCACAGCAGAGGAATCACGATCAGGTCGCGGATGGTCGAGCACATCCGGCGGAACGAGGACAGCCCGAACTTGATGCTGCTGTAGTTCACGCGGCTCAGGTCTCCGGTCAGAATCTCGTAAGGCAACCCCATCCCCGCGGCGACCTGGTGCAATTCCGTCTCCAGGTGCTGCGGGTACGACTGGTCAACTGGAGGCGTGATCAACTTCACGTCGCTCTCGGCTGTCGCGTACGCGATCATCCCAGGACGGATGGTCTCGATCCGCGCGCCGTCGCTGTCGGTCAGCACCTCGCCAGTCAGGCTGTCGGCGTTCGTGGCGGTCGGGTCAACCGCGTTTTCGCGCCCGGTCACGACCACGGCCTGAGTCGCGGCGACCTTCTTCCGCATCCCCTCGGTCAACTCGTAGTCGGCCAATTGCCGCAGGCGGATGAGCACAGGCGCCAGCCACGTTATGCCGCGGGTCTGACCCACCCGACAGAACGGCTCCGGGTACAGGTGGATGACGTCACGCGCCGTAATGCGCGCCGAGGTGCCCGTGCCGCGGGCCAGGATGTTGCCGGGGTGGAACGGATATAGCCAGTAGGCGGCAAGGCGCCCGATGGCGTCGAACTCGACGCCCTGCACCACCTCGCCAGCGTTGTAGGCCGTACCATCCTCCGACCGCCCGGTCAGCACTTCCGTCTTCAGCTGGTCGAGGTGGTCACACTCCATCGGCTGCAATTGCAACGGCACGATGAACCCGTCGCCCGTGCGGCGCGGTCGCTTCCGTACCAGGGTCTCGCCGCGCTCGATCATCGCGGAGACAGCCTGCACCTGATGACCGTACACCGACAGCCCGGACCCGCTGATGGCCGACTGCCCCCATGCGTTCCACAAGGCAACGGCGCGCTTCGTCACGGCGTCGTCAGGAAGAGCCGCGTGCGGACGGATGCCGGTGCCCACGATGTGCAGGGCGATCTGCCGGATGGCCTGCGCCCCGCGCCCGTCGTTGCGCGCCATGTCCGACGCGCGCCAGTTTGCAAGTTGCGACCCGCCGATCTCCGAATCAGCGTCAGCGCCAGTCGGGCGCCACTTCGCGGCGATTCGCTTCGTGCTGGCAGCCTCGTAGGCCAGTTCGGTGACGGGCTGGTCAGGCGCAACGGCCTCGGACTTTTTCGCGGCGGCTCGCTTGCTCATAGGTCACGCTCGAAGTCGGCGAGAGTCGAACGGCGCTGACGCGGGGATTGTAGGCTACTGGCGATCATGTTGCGGAGGGCGCGCATCTCGTCAAGGCTGCGATACTTGACGGTCTTGTCGGCGTGCTTCACCTCGGTTGCCCCGGTAGCCAGTGCCGCGTCTAGCGCGTCAAGGTCAGTCTGCGTCCAGGCCATCGCGGCCCCCTGTCACCAGTCCTCAGAGCCTTCGAGTCCCTGACGGGACACTCGGCGGGCGCCTACATCGTGGCGCGGAGCAGGCGGATTGTCAAGCGACGGCACCGGGATAACCTTGGCCTCTGTAACGGGCATAGAGGAAGGCTCGGACGGCTGAACCGGAACCGGGTCACCAAGCCGCACGCCTGCTGCCAGCAGGCAATGCACTCCGGCCAGCGCGTACACGCGGCAGTCCAGCGGCTCGTTGCGTAGGTGCTCTGCGCGCTTGCGCCACACCCACACGGCTTTCCCCTGCACCGTGATGCGCTTGCGGCTCTCGGCGACCAGCCCCTCGAACCACGACGGCTCGCGCTCGGTCGGGACGTGGCAGTAGCCGGGCCCTGGCTGGCTAACACGGAAGTATGCAGCGACTGCATCCTTTGCCGTGTTCGTGCCAACGAGGTGAAAGCGCCCGCGGTCCTTGTTGCGCCCGCCCTTTCTGACCTTGGCTTCCCATATAGTTTTCGCCCCGTCGTTGCCCTTGACAGCGAAGACGCCGCGCTTGTGTCGGGCAGCGTAGTCGTAGACGGCCTGGGTGCGGTAGCCGCTGTCGACGCAGCACACCGCCGCCCGCAGGATGCGCCCGTCAACCGTGCGGTAGGTGGCGGCGCGGATGGCGTCTAGTGCCGTCCACGTCTCGGCGTCGAGCGGGTCAGTGGCGATGACGTAGTAGCCCAGGCTCCATGACTCCATCCCGGCTGCCCATGCAACCACCTCTAGCTCGAGTCGGTCATCTTGCACGTCCACGCCGATGGTCACGGCGCGCACGCGCTCGGGGAGGGCCTGGGCGTCGAACGTCTCAACGCGGCTCTGCACCGTCGTCGCGTCCACCTGCTCCCCGCGGTCCTCCCAGGTCTCGGCCAGGCGGGTGTTGATGAATACGCGCAGGAGGCTAGTGTCGCCTACCTTCGCGCGGGCGGTTGCGTCAAGCCACTCGCGCACCAACGACGGCCAGGTCACGGAGCCGACAGGAGCAGACAGTGCGGTCATGTGCCCGCCCCACGCCGGGCGGTCGGGGTGCTCGTGCTCCCAGCGGCCAGCGGTCAGCATCGCGCCCTTCCGCGTCTCCTCGATGCGGGCGTGGCAGGCGCGGCACTCGTACCACGCTTCTACGACTTGCCCGTCTGCGTCGATGGTCCAGCGTAGCCCGTGCGTCTCCGGCGTGCCCCATTCGAGCGGCTGGTAGGCCCCGCAGTGCGGGCAGGGTACGGCCCACCGGCCACGCGTAGATGCGTTGTACTCCGTCTCGATGCGCGAGTGCTCTGCGACCGTCGGCGTGCTGATAACGAGCTCCTTCGCCCGCGGCCCCCAGGACGACAGGCGCTTGCGGGCCAGGGCGAGCGGGTCGCCCTCGGTCCCGGCGCTCTCCGGGTAGCGGTCGACCTCGTCGGCGATGAGGCGGCCCATCGGCTTGCCGGCGAGTCCAGCCGGGCTGTTCGCACCGGCCAGATACAGGACCATCCCCGGCGCCTCCTTGATCAGGAGCGTGTTGCCGGAGTCCCTCGATCGCGGGTCGGCCACCTTCCCGCGCAGGGTCTGGCATTCGACGAGGTGCTTGATGCGCTGCTTCGACACGGTCTCCGCGTCTGCCAGCGTCGGCTCGAGCATCATGATCGGGCACGGGCTCACGTCGATCGTGTAGCCGATCCAGTTCAGCCCGATCTCGGTCTTGCCCGCAACCTGCGCCGGGAGCATCAGCACCACCCGTTGGCAGGGGTCGTCGCTCGACAGGCGGCGCAATGGCTCGACCTGGAAAGGCTGCGTGCGCCACTGCCCAGGCCTGGCGGTCTCGGCTGTCGTCAGGATGCGGTGCGCGTCCGCCCAGGCGTCGACCGTCAACGGCGGGTCGGCTCGGAATCCAGCCGCCAAAGGAACGAGCGGCGTGCGGCTCATTCTTCGCCCTTCGGCGGAAGTGTATCCGCCAGGTCGTTCAACGCCTCGATGATGTGCCTCCGTATCGTAGCAGCGGCCTCGACCGGCCCCTGGCCCTGCACCTCATTCGATGCCGCATCTGGGACGACGAGCAGCCTGTTACGGATGGCCCGCGCCGCGTTGAACCACGCCTTATCGATGGCGTCGGCGTCGTAGGTATCACCCTTCACCTTCGCAAGTTCTGCTTCGGCTAGTTGCGCCTTCGCTGCCCGCTCGCGCCGCTGTGCCTCGTCGAAGCTCATGGCCTCGAGCGCGTCGACCGCAGACAGGTCAGGCTCGCAGTCGAGCGGCCAGCGCGCGTCAGCGTCGGCAGTGTCAATCTTCCCCTCGGAGGTCAGGCGGATCTTCCCGCTCTGAACCGCCCGCGTCACGGCGGACGGGTTGCAGCGGCGATACCGAGCGTAGCCCGAACGGGTGCAAAGCGGCATCATGCAGCCTCGAACATGGTCGATTGAGTCAGCCTCGGTTTCTCCGCCCGTCGTCGCGCCACGCCGGCCCAGTGCTTCGAGGCGTCGTTGCCGGTCCACTGGCGCCCCATCGCGGCGGCGGCTTCCAGGAACACGCCGGAACCGCAGAACGGGTCGCAGACCACGGCGCCGGGGCGGCTCGACGCCTTCACGATGTGGCGCGCCATCGCGTAGGGCTTCTCGCACGAGTGCTTGCCGGGGTACGTGTTGACCGTCGGGAACGTCCATACGTCGGTGTAGGGGTCGGCGTCGGTGACGGTGAACGGGCGCCGCAGGTCTTCGTACTCGCGCCGCAGGTCTTCGTACTCGCGCCGCAGGTCTTCGTACTCGCGCCGCAGGTGTCCGTACTCGCGCCGCAGGTGTCCGTCGTTGGCGGCGGCCTGAAGCGCAAAGTAGTGCTCTTCCGTTGGTAGCGTCCACTGCGTGATGCGCACGTAGTGGGAAGCCGAGTCGCGCACCCCGCAGATTTCGTTGATACGCTCTCTCGACCACCCCAGCGCCGCAAACTCGTCGACGAGGTACTTCCGCAACGGCTCGAACACGAACCCGCGCAACTCGTCCATCTTGCCGTGGTAGCCCGCCTCGCCCTTCGCCATGGAGTCGGCGCCCAGGTGCTCACAGAAGAGGATGGCCTCGGTCTGCGGGAAGTAGGAGCGGCAGGCTTCCTCTTCGACCTTCTGGTGCCAGCCAGCATCCTTGATCCAAGTGATCCGGTTCAGCACCTCGAACCGCTGCGCCAGCATCACCTCGACGCGCGCCGCCATCTTCGGCCACGCGAACAGGTACAGGCTCCCGTTGGGCTTCATCGCCCGACGCATCTCGTCGGCCACCTCGGCAAGCCACGCCAGGAACGCAGCGGGCGTATCCCAGGCGCGATCCCACGCCTCGCCCTTGACGCGGTAGAACGGAGGGTCGGTGACGAACATGTCGACCGAGGCGTCGGGCAGCCCACGCAGGAAGTCTAGCGCGTCAAGGTTGTGGACGGTGCCAGGGCAAAGCGGCATTGCCTCACGCGCTCCTATCTATGGAAGTGCCCAGTGTCAAAGCACTTTTGGGGGCTGGCGCTAG